CCCGTCGTCAACAATGGTTTCACCTGCACTAAATTGCAGATCTTCAGTTATAACAGTACCATAGGCAAGTTCCCCCGATGTTATTTTCCAAGGCATCATACGTATTGCAATCAAGGCCCCGCCATCGAAAGTCATAGTTAAACCAGTGGCATTAATCATTCGTAACCGCCAATATTTCCCTAACATCTTCATTGTAGATCACTCCTTTCTGAAAGATAAACATGTAAGTTTGTTTTATAAGCACAAACAACTAAAGCTTCGGCATTATTTTCTGGCAAATCAGCTAAGATCATATCGCCTAACTCTACAGCCATAGATTCAATAGCTGGGGTGTTATCACCCGTGACCCACTTAATAACTTCCTTGCTTATAATTGAGCCTGTTACATCATCTGTGCGAGTAGCTGACATTCTAAGTTTGCGGGATATTTCTTCATCTTCAACGACTTTACGTTGAAGTACTTCAATATTGTCCTTAAATCCTATTGCCATAAGTTTACTCCTTAAGAAGTTGGTTCATAATAAAATACTGTTATATTAACCCAGTCGATGTCTGTAGCTGGAATGTCAAGCATGATAATCTGGCCGGCTGCGATAGTCGCATAAGTTATAGTCGAGTCAGTAACTTCGCCGTCATTGCCATTTGTATAAGCTGTTGAATTGATCGACGGGTTAGCTCCGTTTATCGTATCGAAGTCATCCCAATTCTCAACGTCAATGGTATAATTACTGTCAGTCCCGACAACCATGTGAACCTCAGTAATTACTATACCGTGTGGGAACTCTGTAGCAGTGATCGGTTTCATTGGAATAACATCATTTACCGCGTCAGGTGCTATGAAAGTCGCTGCGAACGAACGAATCATCTTACCAATGACAATATCAGTAGAAGCCGCAAGTTCCGTATGAGCAGAACCCATTTGAACTACCAACGACCCATCAGTAAAGTCAACCTCAACTTCACCGTCAACATCAGGAGCAGCCGGGGATGCTTGCGGTAGCTCCAGGTCTGCCCCGCCAAAGTCGTGATTATTAGTGTAGACGTCCCCGTCAGCTTCGGCAAAATCTGAAACATCTGCGATCAACGCTTCAAGCTCTGACTTTGCATCAACCTCAACAGTAGTGTTCGCACCGGAAATTCCGATCAGCCCGGTAAAAGTACTTATGTCAAGTTGTAACCCGCCCCATTCATGTTCGATAGTTCCAGCGTCAAAGAAAGCGGTTGCGCTATCGCCTGACGTAGCGACTGTGTTATCGCCTGTATTACCGCCTGTGTTTGTCCCTGAACTTGTCCCTGAGAATGAGGACGCACCCCCGCCGATAGTCAAGACTGAATCGTTGCCGGCGTCCGCTGTAAGCGTAAGCGTTCCTGTATTGACTGTTAGGGCTGTTGTGAGAGTTGCGTTTGTTACCGTGTCCGCATTGCCTATCAAATCGCCTTTAAACTCAACAGCGGTAATGTCATATAAGCTATTCCCTGCATCCCAATCCGCAGTAAGCGAAACGGAACCATCTGCAAGTAAATCGCCAGCACCAGCCGGAGTTGCCCATGTGTTATCACCACGCCAGAAGGTTGTTCCACTTGCCAAAGTTCCAGTGTTCATCATTCCGGCAGTAACGGCTATTTCGGACGCTCCACCATCTTCCAGGAACGATTGCACGATAGTCGCAGTATTGCCTACGCTCGTAACCTCTCCGGTAAGATTAGCGTTTGTCGTGACTGTGTCTGCGTTGCCCGTCAATGTTCCGACAAAACTTGTCGCTGTCAGGATATTTATCGTGCCTATATCCAGGCTTGCATCAAGAACCAAAGCCTTAGATGCCGCCGCCGTACCCGCTGTAATGCCGTCAAGCTGTTCAAGATCGGTTTCTGACATACTTGCCGCCCCTATAACGAATAGCGAGCCGGCAGTGATATCGCCGTCAGAGGTTATATTCCCTATCCCCGTCATTATGCCTGTTACTCCAATATCCCAGTCAGAACTATCAATTGCGATGGTCTGTCCATTATTGCCGAATGTCATCGCCGTAGTACCAACAAGGCTTTGACTTGTGCCAAGGTTGATACCTGCCGAAAACGTACCAAGTGAATCCCATGTAACCGCGTCCGCCTTATTAACCAACGATTCATCAGCGACGATTGTGTCAAGTTTGAGGAACGTATCTATAATATCAAATAGATTCAACGCTGTAATCTGTGAACTCGTACCGCCATCGACGATATAGAAAATGTCCGTACCTTGTATGTCAGTGGTCGCAGGCAAGTCAGTCGTCTTTGTATTCGCCGCAAAAGCAACCGCCGAAAGCAGTAAGAGTATTACAATTAGTTTTTTCATTTTAAATCTCCAAAATCAAATAACTGCTGCCATCTTCGAGTAAAAGGAAATCGCCGGTTTCAAGCAGCAAGTAAGTATCTACGGTTGACCATGTTGATATTGCGGTTCTTTTCCATACATCATCAGCAATGCAAACATACATATAATTACTATCCCATGTTATAGTCCCTGTCGTTCCGGTAGAGGTTGGCGAAGCAGGTGCATCACTTGTAACGATGATTGTGTTTGTCGTGGTAATACCACCAATAGTAATGTTTCCGGTGGAAGTATAGTCGCCAGTTCCGGTTATATTCCCCATTGCAGTGATATTGCCGCCCGTTAAAGACATAGTTCTGTCTGTGAACGTCCCGCCTGTGATTGTGCCACTGGAGGTTAAATTCGTAGCGTAAAGTGTATCAATGAGAAACGTCAGATCAGCATCATCGCTAAGGAGTCCATCTGCACCTGCGAAAATTACACTTGTTATCGTAAGGAGCGATACGGTTATGCTATCTGTGGTTAAACTATCTACATCAAGATCACCAGCGTTAAGAATATCATAATTGTTCATATCAAGATCACCCTGCATGGGATACGATCCTATTATTTTAAGGTTTTTTTTCAGGCTACTTCTCAGGGTGTAATTAGTACCAGACGTGTCCGCTGAAGCAGAAGCAGCAAGAAGCAATAATATTAAGAGTATCTTTTTCATCAATATTCCAGACCGTCTATTTCATTGTGCGCACCAAAGGCCCAATCGTTATTGGATTCATCTTCGTAATAAAAACTATCGCCGTTCTTTTCTCTCGCAGTCAGGTAGGCATCGTTAAATTCTATTTCAGACTTCGCCTCTCGTTTCTGGTTTTCTGTGATATTCGGTGCCAGGATATAAGCCAGTCTTGCAGATATAAGTCTATGAAACCATACAGGCATTTCGGTTACATCGCTGACAGATGCACTTCCCTCATATCCAATCCACTTATTGTATCTGAGATATGCGTCAACCTGGTTAGTAAAGATGACCTGCCCTTCTGGTGCGTATCGAAAGTTTACCCTGTCACATCCAAGGTCACTGTTTTTTAATAGATAGAGCAGGTCAGTAGGTCTTTTGAATCCGTACATCCATGAACCATGCTCTAAGTCGTCGGTATCGTCAGGGTAGCCCGTTGCAGTATCGATAGAGTTTGTGCCGTCTCTTATTACCTCACCGTCTGTCCAGTCGCCTGATGGTTCTGTTACGAGATATACGGTAGGCGATAGAGCCTCAACAACAGTACAGGTGACTGTGCTTGAATCACCTGTAAGCGTAGCTCCTTGGACCCACGCTGCCGGGGCCGGAGTGGTATCGACAGTAAGTTTATAAACCTGCGTCAAATCCTCAAACTTCACCCGTTTTCTGCTAAAGAACCAGTCCTCCGCCAATAACTCTTTTACAACGCCCTCGAAAATCGCGGCTACCTTTACGGCGTTCGGCTTCTTGGATGTCAGGGACTCTATGACGCTTTCGCCTATGATCAATAATCCGATGTTTGCTATTGCAGTTTTGTCGGTTGCGTTTGACATAATTAGAAACCTTTGATAAGAAGCTTGCTATCAACACTGCTTGTCGTTGTTACGATAACCATGAAATCTGCGCCCTTGATGTCGATCTCTGCTTCTGCGTTTGTATTGTCGGCAGGGCTAACCGCTGTCACCCAGATTCCCGTCTTTGCTGTTATGACAAGCGTGTCGGCGAACTCGAAGTCTATTAGGTCTGAGGCGGCATGAGTATAGGCATCTGGCGTTTTAACACTATTGCCTTTCAGAATACTTATCGTTTCCGAATCACCAAAAGTACCATTAGCAGATCGATACGTAATAGTACCCGCTGCGGTTCCTGCCGCCCATGTTCCGCTTGACAAATCCGATATTGCAACAATGACCGCAGTTTTACCGCTTGAGTTGCCTCTTATAGTATCGCCGACCTGGGGAACGTATGTCCCGCCACTGGTGAAGGTTATCTGATCGTAGATAGTCTGTTGGGTCCCTAGTGTCCAAGCTAATTGACCAGCATGGCTCAACTCGCAATCATCACCGTTGCCCAAAGTACCTAAGTATATTTGGTGGATAACCGATCCGCCGTCTGTTATGCCGATGCCTCGAAGCCTTACGGCGTTCCACTTTGGAGGGATCTGGAATATGGATATTTGATCCTCTTCGTTTGCATTAGCGGCAATCAGTAAATCGACTAAATTTTTAGTACGCTCAGTAATACTGAGAGCATCAGTCTGGGTAGATGCCGAAGTCTCAGACTCCGCTATTTGCCATACTGCCTGCGTTGTTTCCAGAACTTCGCCGGTTGCGCCGTATACACTGACCGCTGAAAACGTAACCATTAAAATTAAAAGAATCATTTTCTTCATTTGAGTTCTCCTTAAATATGGGGTGAGCCGTTAAGCCCACCCCGTTAAAATCAGTCACTATCGATAGCGGGATTGATAACGCCACTTGCGCCAGGAGCACCAGTGTCATAATTCTCCCAACAGTACATTGCGTCATCGTTGATAACGGTTAGCAATATCGTAGTTGTACTACCTGCGAAGTTGTGAGCATAAATGCCAGTTGTATCAGCCTTTAGCGTAACAGCAGCAACCGCAGCCGTGGTAACGAATATATTGTCTGTTACCGTCAAGTTTACTGAGAGAGCGGCAGAAGCGAGTAAAGCCCCGGCAGAATAAGTCCCATACGCTGTATTACCGGCAATAACAGAGTTGTCAGACCCGCCAGCCAATACAATGGCATTTGCACATCCACCAGCCGCAACCGTAGAGAATTTGTTATTGACTATGGTGATATTGTCACAATTAGCCGTAACATTTATACCGATCACAAGCTCTAAGGCTACAGCCCCGTCCGTGAATATGCAGTTGTCAACCACAAGCCCATCAGCGTCTGCCGTAGGGTCGACCCCCTCGGCAACGTCCGCTAATGCAGAAATTATCTTCAAGTTGCTCAGGCGGACATTTGCAGCCGTTACGGAAATCTTGGCGGTGACCAATGTTCCAAGAGAAATTGTTGGAATCTGGCTACCATTGCCAATACCGATAATTGAAATTCCAGCAATATCACAAACAAGACCAGTTGCACTTGCTACTGTTTCAGCGTGACCTGGAGCGACATAAATATAATCGCCCCTGCTTGCAGTACAGAGACCAACACCGGCATCTATTGTAGTAACAGCGTTAGTCCAACTTGAACCTGAGCTATCACCGCCAGTCGCTACACCGCTGTCAACATAGAATTTGCTACCAGTACCGATAGAGCCGCCTTCCATGTCTTCAGCCCACGCTCTAAGCGTATTTCCGGGCAGGTTGGAGTAAGTTTCCTGACTCCACCACTTAATATCAAATGCAGACGCGCCAAAAACGCTCACAGTCAGCATCATCACAATTAAAAAAACAATAAACTTTTTCATTATATACACCTCATAAACTTAAGGATTACTTATTAGGTGGTGAGCGACCGATTCGCCCACCACCAGGGCAAAAAAGAAAACGATAAAACTTACCTTGAAGGAAGTTTCTGAAGCGTGCCATTCTCTGTCAAGGGTGCTATGCTAAAGTGTGCGTCAACCGTGTTGCCGGTTGTTATCGTGGTGCTATGAGCTTTATACCACAAACCGACGAACTTCTGCGTCAAAGTTGCAAGAACCTCAATGTTCTTAACACAGCCTGCGACCAACTCAGCCATTGATACAAATACCGTACCGAGGATAACTTCGTCGCCGGTTGTCATATCGGCGTTGTCGTTGGACAGAAGATCAACATACAACCCCGTAGCAACAATCTGATTAGCGTTTGGCGGGAACGTTAGGTTCACAATCGCTTTAAGCTGATCGTTTGTCAATATGGTATCGCCGCCAGACTTGGATAGTTCCATATCAAATACATTGTCACTCACTTCACCTGTGCTATCAAGTCCCCCAAGTGCTTGAGCATTACTAAATTCAATATCGTGCATTTTTAAACTCCTTAAATAAACTTATTTATGTTTCAACTACTGCCTACAAAGCAGTTATTACTCAACCACTGCCTGGCTGTCGGTCAAGATTGTGTCGTCAACAATACGGATAGGTATCTGACTTTGGAAAGCTGTTACTTCCCTGCCGAATACTTCCATTGGAGACCACATGACGTTAGCCTTATCCAGGCCGTAAATTTCCATCTGTGTCTTGACGGTAGGATTAACGTAGATTCGCGTCCTGTTACGGTTGAACTTGCCATTGTTAAGCAGCTTGATCAGGTTCTGCGTGCCACCATCTTCAAACGACTTTGACGCTCCCTGAGTCGGGTTGATGTTACAAAGTCTTGCGATCTTGAGATTGTTTTCAACGCAAAGACCGGCGAACGCTTTAAACTGGGCTACATAACCATAGAATTTGGCCGTAACATTGTCATCTTCGCCTATCACTTCTTTTCCCTTATCGCGGATAGACACACCAAACGGTGCATTTCTTGCATAACTACCTACTGGATAAAGCCCATAAGCTCCGCCGCTCATGTTTGTATTCCACTCAACTACCAGAACACTTGTTCCGACTCCTGCCGTATAGCCGTTGGACTGTACGTTGTTCAAGCCGGTAGGATTGAGAGCACTAAGCCTTTGAATCAGACCGTTCATGTTCTCACTACCATCATCCTGGTCGCCGTTGATAAACTCGTTGACTATATCTTCGCCGAGTTTGCGAACGTGACCTTCATCTTCCTGACGCAGCTTGAATCCTGGATTTGCGAGGGTGTCAATCTCGTCCTCATCGATCTCCCTGCGACGTTCCTGAAGCGTAACGTCTTCATATACGACCTGTTTGTTACGCTTGGAAGCGTTTACGCCTTTGTAAAAGATTCTTTTTGTGCTTGAGACCATTCCGGTATCACGCATAATCTTATGCTTGAGGCCCATATTGGCCTCCATGAACGGAACGTCCATAAAGAAATCGTCTACGTCTTCGTTCATTACACTGATGATGGGCAGGACGGTTTTGCCGTCCGAAGTTTCTTTGGCCCTATCTAGAAGTGTGTACTTGCTGTTAATGTATTTCGTTGTCATGCTGATAACTCCCTAAAATAAACAATATAAACTATTATTTTTCGGGAGTTATCCGCACTTTGCGGCTTCCCTGACACTTAGCGGTGGTTTACACCGGTCTGCCCTTTGCAGACTAAGCATCAGATCTCTTTCGAGGTTGTCTGAACAACTATTTTAAATCACTGAGTTACCCTTGCGGGTTCAGCTTATATGGGTTTTCTTCGGTTCAAAAAGGATACATCCAAAATCAGGAGAGGTTTCCACTCCATCCACTCCCTCGCCCATTGTATCAAATCTTACTTTGCTCGTATTAACTAAAACGCTACACCCCCATTGCAATATTCCTCCAGCATTATCTACAAGTGGACCATTATCTTTATTCCAGTGTATACAGTTACTACACTCTGCTTTAATGTTCCGACTGCCATCGTCCATGTCTTTTTAACCTTTCCCTTCTTATTAGCTTATATGGGTTTTCCAGCTTCATTATACTTGTACGTTGGAAAACCGTCTGATTCTTTTGCGTTTGTCGATTCACCGAATACAGTTCTGCCCTCGTTTACCAACGGAGCAATCTCGGCTAACAAATTTCTAATCGCAGGGCTATTGCCGATCCCTAGATTGTCGAGAAGGGTCTTAACTTCCGATCCACCCTTAAACTTTGCCAGGGCATCGTCAGTACCCTTGATAAAGGTATCGTATTTCTCTTTGTGCAGCTCCTTCATTCCGGCAACTTCGGACGCCATAAGAGCCAGCCCTTTGTCTTCCAAGCCTTTGAACTGACCCTGCAAGGTTTCAACTACCTTGCCCCAGATAGACGATACCACACCAGCTGGAGCACCAGCGGCCAAAGCTGCTTCTTTCACAGCCGCGGCAACACCAGTAAAGCTTTCCTTGTCGTCACCGTCTGGAATGTCCATCGCGTAACCGTCAACAGATTCAGGAACACCAGTCGCCTTGCGGTATGCCTTGATGTCGTCTTCGCTGGCATCTTTACCGGGGATATTGATCATTCCTTTGGTCCGTTCGGCGAAGTCAGCGTCGCCCTTGCTGATCTGTCGCTGAGCACTGGCGTAATTCTTTACCAGTGTCGCTTGATCGTTCACGTTCTCGAACATCTTAGTCGGCTGCTGTTTCGTTTCCGGATCGTTGTAATAATCATCTCCGAGATGTTCTTGTACGGTTTCAAGGTTAATCACGCCATCTGTAAATAATTCACTCATCTTTTTTTGCCCTTAATTAAAGTTTTTGTAATTGAAGTTCTTCTCTGACTGCTCCTAAAAACGGACATGGGAAAAGAGGTCCGGCTAAATTCTCATCTTCCCATCTTTCTAGTGCTTTTCGTTCCGAAGAACCTGCTGCGAAATACAGCCGATCACTATCTAGGTTCTTCTGTTTTTCTTCGCACATTGCATAGACTTCGTCGTCTGTAAATGCTTTCCTCATCATTTTTTGCCCTTTAAAAGTTTCTTAATCAACATTTTCAATCTACTGGACCTTACAACAGGCCCATGTATCGTATTCAATAACTGCTTTGCGTAATTGCATAAAGCCTGCTGTTCAGGTGTTTCGCATTCACGCATGAAATACAGGTCACACAACATATCTTCCAAGACTGCCTTGCCGTATCCATCCGTGAATACAGCAAGGTACATCCTCTGACGTTCCTGGTCGGTTGCTTCTACATCTTCAATTGGGTCTAGTCCGTTAAGCATTAGTCAGTCAGTTGCTCCAATGCAAAGATACGCTTTTCGTGGTCGTTGATCGTAGCAACGCCCAAATTAACCTCTGGAGCCTGTGCTGCCAGTTTTGCTGAGCCTGCGATAGGATTTTCATGCTTTTCCATAGCCTCATCAAGTAACGCCTGAAGCTGTGCGTTTGTCATATCGTCATCGTAGCCAATACTCAATACTTCAAGTTCTGCGATAATTACTGCATTTGTTTTGTACGCCATCTTTCTAGCCTCTCTGAATTAAACTATTATTTATGCCGCCGCTATCTGGCTTAATACGCTATCTTTTTCGATATTCTTCGACAAATTCGGGACCATGCTGGCCGCCTGTTCTAACTGTTGTTCTTGTTGCATCTGCATTTGCTGCTGTGCTGCAATAGCCTTAATCTCTGCTACGTCATCTCTGCTCAATACTATTTCTTCGGGGGTATTGCCTGATTCTAATATCTTCCGCATAAGCTCATCACCATCAACAACAACATCCGAATCTGGCGCAACACTCATTACCGCACTCATATTTGCCACGGTTTGAAGCAGATTCCCCGTTTCGTAGTATTGTTTCAATATCTGAGCCAAAGGCCCGATGTACTGTATATCGATCTTACCGTTCTGAGACTGCATAACCTCGTCTGGTACTTCCGGAGCACGACCTGAGTTTAGCTCGATCTCGTATATCCTGTCAAATTCACGATCAGTAATCCCGCTAAGTACACCCAAGAACGGAGCCATCAATACTGCTCTCTCTGCCTGCATACCCCTAACCATGTCGATATTCTGATAAGCAGATGGATCAGCACTGTTAAGAGAAAGGAACAAAGACTTGCCAAACCGTTCATTAACAAGATCCTGCCATTTTTCATGGATATTTTCACTAAATGGATAACCACTACTGTCTACAAACCGAGATATAAGATCACCCATCTTGAGTCCCTCCATCTCTTTATGACCAACAAAGGTCTTTCCGCCAGCGCCGGTTCGCAGTTTATGCTTTAGGGTCGATGGAATCAACATTGACGGTCTTGCTGCCTCCTGCGATGCTATGAGAATGTCACGTCCCATATAATTAGCGGTAAGTATTTCAACAAACATCGAACTCACGATACCGCGTCCGTATGATTCGGTACTGGGTCTATTAAGACTCCAGGGTATTGGGTTCAATGTCTCTGACCCATCATCCTTGATTATCTTCTTGAACTCAACATTCAAGTATTTGTGCTGCCACTTCATATTGACAACGCCGACCTTACCAGCTTCGTAATCCTTGTTTTTGTATATGGCATGGATTATCTGGCATTTCTGGTTAGGACTATTCTCAAGTGCCAACTTCTGGCTTTCGCTTAGACTGCCTTCACCGAACTCGTTCTTGATCTGTCTGATAGTCTTGTTAAATCTGTGGTGAATAGCAACTATCCTACCCCAGAAATCCCTCCGGATCCTGAATTCGCGTGGGTGTGGACACATAAACATCAGCTTGCCGCTTTCCTGGTCATGCTCGATATACATAAACGAATCACCAATAACACCAGCATCATTGATGCTCACAAGCTTCTGATTGTAGTAGTTTGCCTCATCAGGCCCGCTCTGGGTAAGAACTGATCTTAGATGCTCATCGGTATCTTGCAGCCATTGTCGGACGCGTTTACTATCCATAAGCTTTCTATCTGACATCTGCTGGACCCACCAGTTTGTACTTTTAGGCATGTAGTTACCAAGTATGCCGTTGCTCCAAATTTTCCTTCCCTCTATAGCCGTGGGATCATAAATGACACGGGATTTCTTGGTTCTTTGCGTATCATCGAACGTATTATACCAGTCCATCGCGGACTCGCGATCTGGATATGTCAGTTGGATTGCAAGCTCTTTTGGCTTCTCGCAGTCTTTGAACTCAGTGTCCATACGCTCTTGCTCGTCGATTATGTTTTTAGGTGTTATGGTCATTAACCAGCTCCCAGTTTCTTTCGTGAAATATTAGCTTCGCCGCTCACCTGGTTCAGTATCGTAGCACGGCGGCGCTTTGCCCAGGCCTTGCGGGTAGTCTCATCGGCAATGTTGCTCTGCTGTATCTTCTCAATCGGCTGAGCTGTCTGCTGAACAGGTCTTTTTGGTTTTCCGCCAAATAAGGAGTTTCCCATGTTATTTCCCTTTATAAGTTGCTCAAGCCCATCGGCTGATATTCATCTTCACAGTAATCATCGTCATGCTTCTTGATCGGCCCTTTGAACCCTAAGACTTGACCGTCTATTTCGCCATATCCATAAACCAGACCAAGGCACTGGAAGGCGTCTGCGCCGTCACAACTCCAATCATCTTCAGGCTTATCGTTAAATCGCTTCTGGTCATCATTCCATTCAAACCGGTAAAACGATAGGCATTTTATAAGCCTTGTCGTCTTTTTGGCGTCAAATTGGCATTGCAGGAATATATCGCGGGCTGCTTGAATGCTATCCGCCTTATCCTCTACCCTCGGAACCTTAGTAACCTTGTCTACTCCCAGTAATTCCTCAACAGTGTCGATCAATGGCGTTGCTGTTACGGCATTCCTCTTGGCTGAGTCATGGGGGAAATAGTGATGTCCGTAGACGTAAGGCTTATCGCGGACAACCTTACAGTGATAAACTATGCCGCGATTAGATTCCTCATGATAATCGATGACCCTGATCTCTCTTTTTACGAACTGAACGAATATGATCGCCGTTGGGTGACCAATCCCCAAATCCCAAAAGGTATAGACAGGTATGCTTTCAGTGTATGGCTGGAACCCGATACGCCCTTCACTTCTTACCATTTCAAGTTCTTCGCCGAATACAGCGCCTTCGACAGCCTGTTCAAATGCTTCTGCAGGATAACTCGGGTGTTCCCGCTTCATTAACTTGCCAAGTCCCTGGGCCCCGTCACGTTTCAGGGCATACCAGGCCCGCTGTTCTTCCGATAGTTCAATTGCATGAGTACCAGCTAACTCTGCAAAATACCGCTTTAATTCATCACTAATATCTATTCCTGTTGGATTTGTCGCGTTCTTTGCGTCATCGTGCCAGGCGAAGAAATGGAACTTGCATTGCATCTTATTCAGGGCAACATTGGCAGCCTTCGCCTTTGCGGTGTCTGACTGAGCTTGCGCACACCCATCGTAGAAGTCGCCAGCACCACCTTCGGCGGTTGATTCGTCGAAGAAATAAGAGCCTTCGTGCAGTGTCGGGATTGTTCCGGTCTTGATCTCAATGGCTTTTTGTGGGTATTTCGCACATATCTTACCGCGTTCAGATATGTGTAGGAATTTAAGCGTTCCGGACCGCATTGACAACGCAACCCTTATCCAGCTATTATTAGCAAATCGAAACTCATTAGCGTTTGATTTAATAGTTGGGATCCGTCTGCGTATTGCCTCTGGTAGATTATCGTAAGGATATTTAACTTTCGTTGCAAAGATATTCTGTACCGCTTCTTTTGTGTGGGCTATAATACCCGCCTCGATATTGTCATTAAATAAACACAAATCAAGCCCAATGATGTCTATCTCCGTTGAAAACCCATGTTGTCTTGATTTTAACAGTTCATTCCAGTACCACATCTCATTAAAGAACTCCACCTGAGCAGGCCGCATCTTGAACTTGACTCGCTCCGAACGCTCATTGATAATCCAGTACAAGTTGTTTAATCGCCAGTACGAGTCTTTGAGGTTCTCTATGAGTTCAGGTGGTAAGGTGGATTTAGCCATCAACCCACCACCTTAATCGGCAAGCCCACACCTTCGCCGCCTATTTCCTTCATTAAGTCGGCCAGGTCATCAGATACGCCGTATTCTGTTTCATTGCGTTCGTGCATTCCATGATTAGCTGATAATCCAAGTTTAACGATGCTTGCAACATATTCTCCGTTTAAGCCTCGATTAAACAGTTGATTCTTGGATATTTGCTTAATTGTCTCGGCGGATAAAGAAAACCGTGGTTTAGTTTTCTTCCATGCCTGGATAGTTTCTTCAGTAATTCCGATATAAACTGCTAACCCACATAGACTTACAACTTCGTCTTCTCTTTTGCAATGGGCTACGAACTTCTTGACGAATGCTTTTGTGCCATATTCGGATTTATACTTCGTAGGCCGACCTCCGACATTCTTCTTTTTCGCAACTTTCTTTTTAGGTTTCTTAGCCATTATTTGTACCTGCCAATCCCGTTGTATCTACCCCTTAGCATTCCCCTTAGCATTCTCCTTGTCACTGGTATCAGGTTATTGACTGAATCGAAGACAATAGCTATATCACCAGCACTCAAAACGCTGTCAAATCCTCTGATGTTAGCAAATGCTCCTGTTCCTATAACTGAATGATCTTCGTTTGCTCCAAGGTCTATTTGAGTAGGAATGTCTATTACTGAACCGCCTGATTTGCTCAAAATTGCTGCTGCGTGGACTTCTTTGTTCTCTGGGTTGAAGCAATAAAGAACTGTAGTAGTTCCATCGCTGGTTATACCAAACTTAAGTATATCATTATGAAGCCACTGCATTGCTTCAGCTTGCTCAGCATCAAGCGACACAGTGTGTGTGCCATCTGTCAGCTTGAATGCCATGCCTCCACCAGCACCATCATAGGCTGTCCTATCCCAATAGAGTTCGATGTATCCCGTTGCTCCCTGTATCGTTGCGATCGGTACTGTGGTATTCGCTCCGACTTCTGGAAAACATAGATTGCCGTTTAAGGGCAACCAATCGAATGTAACTGACCAAGATGAGCCTAATCCGGTTAAAGGTGCTATACTGTAATCATCTGCCCTTGGAGTTGCTTTTGGTATGTATGATCGCAGGTCAACACGTTCAGTATCAAAGCTGTATTGTACGTTCTGTATTTTTACAACAACATCATCATTGTAAGCATAAGTCCCATCACATATACTTACTATTTGTAACGGTCTGGAATCTGTGTCGCTCGTTAGAGTTAGCCATGTGATATAGACTCTTGACCATCCGTTATCTATCGGGTAAGTGTGGACTTCAGCCGCACCACCAACGCCGGCTATAAACGTTTGTGTTTTGATGTGTGCTCTATTGGCTACTGCTATTTCGTTGTAGCCCTCATATTTAATGTCGTAAGATAATGTGCAATAATCAGTGTCTTGAGGTGATAATATTCTCATGGGCTTATCACCTGGGTCGCCACCGGCTAATCTATTTACCGTGGTTGAGTCTTGGGCCTGTAGAATCCATTGACCTGCATTTGCGTAGCCATTATCATCTGCTGTTATCTTGATACCGGTCTCTTGGTCATAAAGCCTATCGCTATCAGAATAGGCTTCGATCGCTGAGTCCCTGCTGGCTGCTCCAGTCAACCAGTTATCGTCCGCTGTGCCATCCCATAAACCGATCAGATTTGTTTGGCCTTTTTCTACTTTTACTGCGTCTATTGTTCTAACGGTCGGAATATCAAACAATCCAAATTTCTCAACACCAGCGTCATTGAAGATGTTTACAACTATCTTGTTGCCTATAAATCCAATAATACGTCTTACACCTTTTGCATTTCGATATATGGTTGTCCAGTTCTTACCATCAGCCGATACCAGTAGTCCCCCACTATCAATATCAGCGCCAAATTTGTGATTATTAGTAACATAGAAACTGCCCTGCAACTTAACACCATTTCCCATACCATACGCCTTAGACAAATATGGCTTTCCCGCATCTGCGTCTGGTGTCATTGTAAGAAATGTGTTGCCTTCAAATGTGTCGTTAGTAACATCGTAGATATAAAGATCAGAGCCATTATAGCCAACAGACTCACGTCTCAAGTATAGCTTGTCGCCTACGATTGTAAAGCCAGATATTTGTGTCGTTCCGAGTGTTTTTTCCCACGCTACTGTCCATACGTCAGTTCCGTTCCATTCTACCGGCCGAGTAAGTTTTGTGATTCTAGAGTATATCCCGTCACCATATGTTACAAAGACAGTGTTATCGCCATAAAATCTTGCTGTGTGGCTATGGGCGTTATCTGTTATTGCCCCATATGTTGTCGTATCAATGACAACCCAATTATCTCCACCATCTTCGCTTAAATATATTGTCTGTGCATCTAACGCACCCCCAGCTTCCACCTGATAAGTCGGAGCAAGCCACCAGTCCTTTGAGTCGTGCTTTGTTAGCCAAAGTATCCCATTGCTTATACTTAGTTTTTGTGTAAATGTAGCAAAATTGTCATCAGTGTAATACACCCTGCCAGACGGGTCATGCGAGTTAGTTGTATCCCCTATGGACACCATTGCAGATGTCTTGGATGTCATTACGACCGAATATATCGCCGGGGTTGTAAGACTTGCCCAAAATGTTGCTATAGTATTACCAGATGGAGTTGCCACTGAACTAAAATCAACTATGGGAGTAAATGTTAAAACATCAATAGTGTGGCTCAAGACTCCGGCACTTGTTTTACTCAGAATTCTATCATTATAAGTATCAATGCCTCGGGTAAGTGATGTTTGGTTTTCTGCACTAATAGTTGGCTCAACAACACTACTCAGGACGACTGGTGTTGTATTCTTCTCGAAAGAGGCAAGGTCAGAAAAACCGTTTACGTAATCCTCTTTAACTGCTGCTGAATTTCTCATACACTGTAAAGCAGAGTCGCTTGAATTGTATTCACATATTGGAACAAGACCTAAACAAACCCCGCAAAGCATCAAAAATACTAAAATCATACGTTTCATATCATCCCTTTGCTTTAATGATCTGCGGTAAATTGTGGTTTTCAAGCTTGGCAAGCGTTGTTTCTGATTGATCGACTGCCAGCCTCATTTCCTTCGATGTGCCTTGTTTGAGCCAGACAAGTTCGCCTTTGATGTGTTCGATGTGCGATTTTATTTTGCTTATCGACTCGCTCATATTAAAACTAATAACACAATGATGCGTAAAGTCAACATACAATTCGGAAATATTGCAAAAAAACATCACAATTCTTTCACTTTCTTCGTTAAGCCGCCTATTTTAACACCCGAAACACAAGCAGAAAGGAGTTATTTGTTATGGAAACACTTGCATATTGGAATTTAAGGGCGGTAGAAGCCAAGATCGAAGTTGATGATGACGAATCGCCTGGCAATTGTGAACAGCTTGCCCTTGCTCGTTGCATGGTCAAGATAATTGAAGGTAAGTTATTTAATCGAAAGGGTTTGAAATGAAGACGATGTTAATTTTATTGGTGCTATTGATGGCAATGGCAGTGCAGGGATGCGGAACTATCAAGGGGACCGGCCAGTTATTGGGTGGTATCGGTAAGGATCTGCAAGATGTTTCCGATGGATATAGCAAGGAGGCTAATAAATAGTTTTAAATAATCGCCCTTTGCTTGTGTGTGAGGGGCGATTTGTTTATTTTTACGTTAATTTGAACTTTTTTATTTGACTTTGTTTTGTTTTGCGTTATATTTTAACACATAGGAATTAACGTTATTTTCTCACAGGAGTACACAATGACAGACGAAAAGGATTACACATTACTAAGCAGGAGTAAGGCAGCGGAATTTTTGGGGTTGTCAATATCGTCCTTTGACACGGCCCGCAAGAAGGATAATTTCCCCGCCCCGGTTGTCTTATTGAACTCTAATAAATGGATGCGATGCGACCTTGAACAGTACATCCAAGACTCGAAAGAAGCATCGTAATGAAAAGGATTGACATCAGCACTCCGAAATACCCAAATACATTTACCGAAGTTGACGACTCGGACTTTGAATGGGTCAACGTGGATAAATGGCACGCAGCAGAGCCTCGCAAAGGCAAGCTTTATGCCCGGCGAACCGTCCGTATCAATGGCAAGCGGATGGCATTGGGAATGCACGTCGCAATTCTTGGCGAGATTGAAGGCAAAGAGATCGATCACCGCGACGGTAATGGATTGAACAATCAACGGAACAACCTACGGCACTGCACGACCGCAGAGAACCAGATGAACAGCAAGAAGCGAGTCGACAGCACCAGTGGCTATAAGGGTGTTTCATGGAGTGAGGATAATAAGAAATGGCGACCTGAAATAACACACAACGGCAAAAGAATCCATCTCGGCTATCAGTTTTGTCTTATCAAAGCCGCCAAATGTTACGATAAGGCCGCAAAAAAATATCACGGCGAATTTGCAAGCCTCAATTTTAAGGAATATTAGAATGAGTATAAACAAAAAAATACGGAGATTTTTAAAGGCTTTGCGGTTTTGGAAATGGAGTGCCAAAGATTTCCGCAAAGCCGGTGTTGATACAAGGTATGCCAGCGAAATCGTTAAACCGGATTCGCCGGGAACCCCGGAAAGGGATAAGCCGATCCAAACCAAGCTTTTTGTCCCGATTCCCGAATGGAATAAACTTGTTATACAAAAGCTGGCACTTGCAAAGCAGCTTAAAGCCGCCAGACACGCCCTTAGTGTGATCGAAAACATGACGTATGAACGCACACGGCTTTTGACTGGAGAAATCGAACGAATCCACAAACTCGCCCATGAAGATTGTCGCGAGGCAACGAAATAATACTTTACGAAAGGCAAAAAGATGAAGATAGAACTAATGAGTTTGGAAGTCAAGAACTTCAAAGGTCTGAAATCCTTTGATTTAGTCCTGAATGGTGAGGACGTTTGCGTCTACGCCGAGAATGGCGTGGGTAAAACTACGCTGAAAGATGCGTTTCGCTGGTGTTTAAGCGGAAAAGACAGCAATGGCGATACTGATTTTGGTTTGCGGCCGGTTGACGGAAAGAATAACCCGATAAAGGGTTTAGTCACCTCTGCGGAGCTTTGTATCGCCACAGACGGTACTGAGCATGTTTACTTGCGTGAACATCACGAGAAGGTTGCTAAAGATCAATCACGATCCTATACAACCAAATGCTGGATCGATAAGGTTTCCATGCCGATTGGTCGCTATAAAGCTTCTGTCGCTGAATTACTGCCTGATGAGACTTACAAGCTACTGACGGACCCAGGCCACTTCTTTGATGAGGCGAAATTCCACTGGACCAAACGCCGCGAGGTTCTGACTTTGCTTCCTGGCGAGATTAGTTCTCCTACGGGGTTCGAGGATCTGCTTAAAGAGATCAATGGTCGCGGTATTGCCGATTACAAAAAGATACTCCGTGATCGCATCTCCGGATATACTGCCGAACGGGATGAGATCAACCCGAGACTTGATGAATGCCAGCTTAAGCTCAAGGATTATGCCGAAAATGGTCATGATGATGCTACGTTGATGGCAAACCGACATGAAATCAGTAACGACCTTGCTGCTCTTGACATCAAAAGGGGTGTACTTGTCGAAGATCAGACCGCAAGACAAAGTAAAATCGACAACCTGAACACTCTTAAAGACACCCTCGCCGCCCAAAAGCGAGCACTTAAGAACGACACCAGCCATATTCAGCACTTGATCGATGAGAAAGCCAAGATAGCGGCCGGCGTTGCAGATAAACGCGAGGTAATCGCTGCTATTGAGAACACCATCAAGCTGCAAGAATCCACGCTTATCACCGATAAGGCTGTGCTTGAAAGCCACATGCACAGTCTGTCTAAGGCTCGCGAGCATTTTGCGGCAGTTAAAGCAAATTTGCCGGTTAAACGTGAATTGACTGAATTCGACAAAACCTGCCCACATTGCAAACAGGATCTTCCGAAAGAATTGAAGGCAGAACTTATCAATACCATCGAATCAGACCACGCTACAGCCATGGCGAATTACAAGATCAAACTACAAGAAGCATCTGTATCTGGCAACAAGCTCAGTGCACAGACCGCCCAGGACCAGAAGATCATTGAGGCCCATGAAGCCGGTCTTATTGACCTCAAAGAGCAGCTTGGCAAAGCTGGCATTGAATGGGACGAAGCCGAGGCTTACCGTATTAAGCGTTTTGCCGAAATCGCCGAGCAGGTCAAAGAGAATCCCACAAAATCACCTGCTGACGATGCCGTCTGCGTAAAGCTCAATGAGAAAATCAAAGAGGCCTCTGGTGACATAGGATCGCCGGTAACAGAGCAGCTTGAGACTATCGAGACAAGCCGCTCACAGTTCGCCGAGCAAGTTAAAACCCTCAATGACCTTTTACGTCAAGCAGATACCGCGAAGGAGATACAGCCGCGTATCAACCAGCTTAAGGACAGCGAGAATGATCTGGCACAGAAGATCGCCGATACTGAGAAAGAAATGGATGAGGTCAAAGCTTACGAAAAGGCTGAATGCACCATTATCGAAGATGCTGTTAATGGAATGTTCCAGTATGTCAAGTTCCGTTTGTTTAAAGAGCAGCTTAAGACAAACGAAAAGGGAGAGATTCAAACGGTTCTTTGTTGTGATGCCCTTTTAAATGGCGTTCCTTACCGGGATATGTCGGACGGGCAGAAGATATTTGCCGAGATTGATGTGTTTAACGTGCTTTCTGAGCACTATAACGTTGATATCCCGCTGTTTGTCGATCATGCCGAAGCTTTGACGCTGGCGGTAGAGACTGATTCGCAGGTAATCATGCTTGAAGCCAAGACGAATGATTACGAGCTTGACGATCCGGATTTCAACATAAACTTGCCGAAGGATTATTACAGCCAGCTTCGGGTTGTTGTGCTTTAAAAGTTAATATGGGGCAGCGGCCCGGTAGTGATTATCGGGGCGGCGGCAAGATGAACGAGACTTGCCCTTCAGAGCGACCTGTCTATACGACTGTAAGCGAATGCAGTTAATATCCAGGAGCAGCGTTCTTTGCAAGAACGAAAAGGACTGACGCCGATGTGGAAGATCGGAATGCCCCACCCGTCCTCGTGGTGTAATGGTAGCAGTCGCCGTGTTAAATCGGCGTTGGCGCTGGTTCGATTCCAGCCGAGGACATTTATAGAAAGTTAATTTAATTCAGGAGTAGTAAAAATGGCAAAAACTAACAAGAAAGTTGCAAGCAAAGTAACATCCAAAGTAGAGAAGGAACCAGAAGCAAAGTTAGTCAATAAACCCGATAGTCCTGCAACTCAATTAGTTGCAACCGACAATTCGGAATTTGCTAATTTTCTGGACACAGCCAAGTTTCAGCAGTTGTATAAAGCAGCAACACTCTTTTCGCAGACAGACCTCATCCCGACACAGTACAGAGGCAAGCCAGCTAATTGCTTCGTAGCAATACAAATGTCTGTAAGGCTCGGGGTTGACCCGTTAATGTTTATGCAAAACACTTATGTTGTCAATGGTAAGCCGGGCATGGAAGCCAAACTTGCCATAGCCCTGATCAATAAGAAGGGACCATTCAAGGATCCGGTTCAATGGGAGTTTGCTGGTGAAGGTGCAACCAGAGAATGCTCCGCGATCGGTGTATTAAGAAACGGTGCGACATGTAAAGCGACTGTAACGATGGCAATGGTCGTTGCTGAAGGATGGATCAAAAACGCTAAATGGAAAAACATGCCTGATCTGATGTTCCAGTATCGGTCCGCCGCTTTCCTTGGTCGGCTATATTGCCCAGAAGTTCTTATGGGTATGCAGACCCTTGATGAGATCGTTGATGTAGGCGACAAAGAGCCGATCACATTCAGTGAGGCTCAAACCCAAGCACAACAGCAAATTAAAGAAGACACTGCCAGCCAAGAGGTCGCTGCTGAATTTGAACCGGACAACCAGGACGAACGGCATGACCAAATGGGCGATGAGGTTGAAGGTGTTGACGAATCGTTTATGAATGAAGGTTAATTTTAACAGTATTTGAAAGGAAGCAGATGTTAACGAAAGAAGTAATTTTATTTAACAGGAACCGCTTTGTTGCTTTGCTCGAATCAACTGAGCGAAAAGGGATCCCCGAGCTTATAACCTATTTGGATGATGAAGGCTTTTTTGAGGCCCCTGCTGCACCAGGCCCACCTAAAGTATTCCACGGTTGCTATTACGGTGGGCTTTGTAAACACTCACTGGACGTTTACGATAAGCTTGTTGAGCATGTCGGGATTTACAAACCGCAGATAAAATCCGGTTTCGGCCAGATGCAACTCAAGTTTACCGATGAAAACCTGATCATCGCCGGTTTATTGCATGATGTATGCAAGATTAACGCCTACCAGCGGACCAAGGCTGATGATGGTTTCACGAATAACCGCAACAAAGAAAAGGGTCATGCCAGATTATCCCTGATGCGGATCCAGAAGTTTATCAAGCTGGATAAGATCGAAATGCTTATGATTAAGTTCCACATGGGCGTTTACGGTTGCATCGAATTCCAGGACGAAGGCAAGGAGGACAAAGGCGAATACAACATTCGCGGCGATCACTCAGCTTGCGAAGGCATGACCAAAGAAGCCTCCAAGAAATTCCGCTATGGTAAATCTATGTCGAACGTATGGTATCACAACCCGGTCTGTAAAGTGTTCTCACTCTGCGATGAACTTGCTACTTTGAAGGAAAAAGCAGATGAAGCTTAATCAGCTAAATTCAGGAAGCAGTGGCAATTTATATGAAGTCACTGCTTCCAACGGAAAGCGGATCATGCTGGAGTGCGGCGTAACGTGGCCGAAGCTCCAAAAGGCACTTGATTACGATATCAGCCGTTTCGAGGGTTGTCTGGTCACTCACCAGCACAAAGATCATTCTAAGTCACTTGCTGAAATCATGCAAGCCGGGATTGACACTTATGCCGTTGAGGATGTTTTTGAGTCGCAAGACTTATCCGGCCATCGGCGGGCGAAGGTTATCCGCAACAAGGATATGATCAAATTCGACAGCTTCCAGGTGTTCGTTTTCGACCTAAGCCATGATGTGCCGATAGTCGGCTTTATTATCCACGAGAACCAAACCGGCGAGAAGTTGCTATTCTGTACCGATACGTTTTATGTTATGCGCAAAAACGATGACGACGATGACTTCACCACCTATAAATTTAAACACAAATTTGACATCATCGCCTTGGAATGCAGTTATAACCGCGACATATTGACCAAGCTGGTCGATACCGGCGAAGTAAACGAGGTTGTCGCTAAACGCCTTTTGACAAGTCACATGGAGAAAGAGAACACTAAGACATATATCCGCGATTACTGCGATCTTTCTAAATGTAGAGAGATCCACTTGCTTCATCTTAGTGGATTGAATATTGATAAATGGCAAACACAGAAAGAGTTCCGGGAAGAATTCTTTATAAAGACAGTTATTGTTGGAGATGAGTAATGCTCTACCCAAACCTGAACGATATCCCCGGTAGACCGCCGCGATTCAAGGATACCACCTTCGCTGATATTATAATGTCGGTTCCTCCAGGCGGCGCTTTGCAGGTTTTGACCCCTTTAGAGTATCACACGAAGCGTCAGCGGAATTGGTACAAGGGAATAGCCGTTCGGGAACTTTCAGGGCTAACCGGATACACTGAGTTGGGGTGGGATGGTTACTGGAAAAAGAATTGTCACGGTAAAGAGCTACTAAAGATTGAACATAAAGGCACTAAATTCGAGAGACTAACCACAAAAGGCGTGGGTAAACGCAATATGACGCAGTTTATAATAGAAATATGTGACCTGGCCCGCGATAAAAACATACCGCTTACGTCACCAGATCCGAAGCTGCGGAAAAAATAACATTTGACTTTTACCAAGGATGGTGTATTATTTACATTATGAAGTTCGCCATTAAAACAATCAATTATAATCCTTGGCACTACCATGTCTGTGGCGGGCTTCTGGTGCTGGGGATTTTTTTATGCGCAGAAAGAGGAAAATTATGGAATTAAAAAGACAAGACTTAATAAGATTGGTGGCGTCAGAAAAAAAAATTAGTGACTACATCGCAGATTGCTTTGATGTCGACATCCAGTTTTCGGGCAGATTAAGCGATATAGGTTTTTTAAGTTCCCTTGACGTTTTACTGGATATTATGGGTTTGCCAGCAGATAATTCTATAGAAACGAATGTTTGTGCAATAATGAATGAAACAGGTGAATGGCCGGAATGGGGGTTCTGTAGAGATAGCTGGATTAATTTAGTGGGCGATACAAACCCAGAAGATTACGTAGACCATGTATTAGAATACGTAAACGGCATAACCACTGAACAAATGGAATCCTTCAAAACAGCTCACATTAAACACCCCGCGAACAAGGACTAATCAATGCAAGGATGGATATTATTACATCGTAAATTTCTTTCTAATTTTTTATGGACCGAAAATAGAACTTTCTCGAAAGCCGAAGCTTGGATTGATATTTTATTTGAAGTAAGATTTTGTGAAGAACAGGACGAAGTTATGATTAAAAACGCTTTTATTACTTGCGACAGAGGCCAAAGCCTTAACTCCCTTGAAACTTGGGCGAAACGATGGAATTGGTCAAAATCAGCGACACGGCGTTTTTTGCTTTTGTTAAAAAGACAGAAAATGGTCTTAATAGAGAATGTTAAAAAAACGACACGGCTAACTGTCTGTAACTACGAGACTTACCAATCTTTGCGAATCGCAGATGAACCGCAGTTGAAACACAAACGAAACGCAGTTGAACCGCAAGTGAAACCAGAAGAAAGAAGGGTAAAGAAGGAAAAGAAGGAAAAGAAAACTACCCCCCTACCCCCAAAGCTTGATACTCCTGAATTCAAAAAGGCTTGGGCGAA